CTTTTTATTTTTAATTTTAAATATGAATGTTGTTCCACAATTCTGACAGATATAATTACTCTCTCCTGTTGAATGTATTTGACTATCACAAGCACATACAGGACAATATATATGATTATTATAATTCCTTGTTTGAATTAAAATCACACATTCGTTACCACTTTCAGTATACTCTTGAATTACATCTATCTCCTCACTTGTGTTAGAGAACATACTCATAACATCTCATCTCCTTTTAATCCATAAGAAACCACAATTTAAATCTATTCTTCTTAACTCTCCTGTTATGGTATCTTTAATCATAGTTTCTAAATGTTTTTGTATTTGTTTATTCATTTAATATTCCTTTCTAATCGTTTTAATTATATTAACAACAAAATCTCCTATGACATAACCAAATGCAAAGCAAGTCATAGTATTATATATAATATCCATTCTAATTATCTCCTTAACTTTTCAAAATCTTCCTCTATCCAATTACCATTATCTAATAACATCATTCTCTTTAATGTTTTCTTTTTTAATTCCTGTAACTCTTTAGGTGTTAAGATTAAGTAAGTAGTCATATCTTCTTTATTATAATATATTTCATTCTCTAAGAATAACCAAGTGTATTTCTTATCCCATTGTTTTTCATTCATTTAATCATACACCTTACCATCTTGTTTTGCTATCTGATACATGATACCATTTATAATAGCATCTTCAATAGTATGACATATTGCTGGTAATTCTTTTTGCATATCTTCTACTATTGCTTTTTCATTATCGGATAATACTATTGTGTATTCTCTAAATTTTTCACTCATTATTTATTCCTCTATTATTAATGTAATCCTCTTACCAACATTTTGTTCAAGTAATGTATTTATATTTACTAAACCACTACTAACATCATCTATATAAATACCTCTTGAGCAATCAGAAAAATCTCCAAAAGGGTGTTCTTTTATATCCCCTTTATAATACAATATGTTACTCATTTAAATCTCCTTATCTGATGTGCTTTATAAGGATACCTCAAGCATTTAGCACATCTAATTGGGTTTTTATCTTTACTTTTTAATTGTATAATAAACAATTCATTCTTACAGTAAGGACAAACCATTGCATTATCTAACATATTATTATCTCCTTTCCACATTTAGCACATCTATATACATCTTCAGAATATATATAGACTAATTCATGTCTACACATTTAATAATAACAACCTATTCCTTTTTTCTTCCAATACAATGCTCTTTGTCTTGCTTTCTTTAATTCTTCTTTAGTAAATAAATGTATTCTTAAATCGTAATTTATTTCTGTATATTTTTCAAGCACTCTATCATGTAATTTTTTATAGTTATTCATTCTATTCACCTTCATTTAGATCCATTATAATATAGGGGGGAGAGGGATAGGTTGATAACTTTTTTATTTAAATATATTTATATAGGTAAAAGCAACCTATCTAACGAAACCTGTTGTTACTGTAATATACTAAGCAAACATTTAAATATAATAAGATATTGCTATGTATTTTTAATCACTATTAGAATAGAATTTTAGAGATAGGATATATAAGTATATTAAAGACAGGATAACTGTCTAATAAATAATAATATACTGATGTAATATATCCTATCGAATTACTGTGTCGTTTGTTATCTCTTGTTTTCACTTGAAATAACGTAAAGGATTTTGTGTTAAGAATAGAAATACCAAAACTATAAGGGTTTAAAATCTCATTAAATATCCCTTTCGTATGGTTTTATTCTATATAAGAATAAGGTATTTTTTCAACAAACAACTGATTAATAATGTTTTCTTTAATAAGCGTTAGGTATATCACTTTACTTAGTAACTTATAGTATAGGAAAACACTTTGTTTGTGATAAGTTGTTTTCGTAAAACACCAAAAAAATTTCATGCTTTAAGTAGTTTTCGGCAAACTTTATATAGGTTGTGTCCATCACTTATAAACTTTTCGATTGTCAACAGATAACCAACAGGAGAAACAACCAACTGATAAAGTAAAATATAATTAATTAAATAATATATTAGTCTTAAGGGTAATACTATGTAAGATAAATAAGAGTGTGGGATAAGTATTTACTTATAGTTAATTAGAAAAAAATAGGTTATCAGATATAGGGTTATAGTTATTATATTAAAGATACCCACATAAAATATATATATATTAAAATATAATTAAAAATAAAAAAAGAGATAATGATTAATAATTATCCTCATAATATTGGGATAAATCATAATCATCATAAGTCTTTATGTGTTGTTCAGGTGTCATTGGTTTTAAATGTGTATCCTTACACTCTAAGGGATATTTCTTTAACTGATAAATAACAGGGATATATAACTCGTCAAAAAATTCTCCACTTTGTATCTGCTTAATTAATCCTATTAAATACTCAATGGAATATTTAGGGTAAGTCCAAACTTTATCCCTTATCTGATGATTTATATATAGTTTATCTTTTATATTATTAAATATCTCCTGTTTATCTTCGTAACTCAATGTGCTATCATATAATAACTCATATAATAAATCGTGTAATTCAGGAGATATTATACCCTTATCAGAATACTTGGCTATCTCCTCTAATTTATTATATCTTGTTAAAAATATAATATCCTTTATCATTGGGATTACCTCTTTACCTGATAGCATTTTAATACTCTTGTTATTACCTGTTTTATCCAAGCGTATTTTAATATCCTTACACCACAACTCGATACCCTTTTTGTATTTAATACCAAGAGCATAACACCAACAGGATAATATTTTACTGTTAAATCTTCTACTCATTATATCCTTACCTCGATACATTTTATTATCCTGTGTTATTTCAAATTTCTCAATGCCATTTCTACTTAAATAACTGTTGGGTAATGTGTCAATATTATATTCAGTAATGCTACCAAAATTATGTTGTGGTAATCTTGTAATTATTCTTCCCTTTTTAGTATTTCCTAATATAGCATTTGTTTCCTTACCATATCGACTAATCCATTCACTTACATTTATTTTCTGTGCCTCATTATAATTACCATAAGACACTCTACTGCCTAAATCGTTTACAATTTCTTCTCTATATATTTTCATATTTAAATCCCCTTTGAAGAATATCGGCTATAATATTTATGCCATAATTCTCTTTTTAATATACATTCGTTATCACTTGCCTCAATTTTTTTCTCCTTATTATTTTTCTTATTCATTTTAATTCATCTCCTTTATTTTTAAATGTATCTGTTTGTGTTGTTTTGGCGTAACAAGTTGCAGATTATCAATGTTATTATTTAGTTTATTTAAATCCCTGTGGTGTATCTGATAACCCTGTGGTATTTTCATTCCCCTCATTACTCTGAATATATGTCGGTGTTCAAGCATTGGTTTCCCATTTATTAATAATACCCTATAACCCTTTTTATTTATAAAGGTATTAAAATTACCACATATCATTTAACTCAACCAACCTGTTCTTCCATTATAAAATACATTTCTGTATTCCTGTTGTGTGTCATCACTTGCCTCTTTATTTTCTTTACTTATTTCTTTCATTTATATATCTCCTGAAACAACCCTTTAACTCGGTGTTTCTACCCTTACAACTGAAGTTAGTTTATAAACTTTTCGGTTGCTTGTATTTAATACGTTACATTACATTAAATTCTTCTGTTGGTTGGGTGTTACAATTCATCTTTTCGTTATAATAATAACAAGAGGTATGCTAACATTTACCATGATAAATACTCTCAATAAATATATGGCAAGTGATTATAATAACAGGGTGATTTGGTCAGGATAATCTTACAGTATAATATAGGTAAGAAAATGTTTGACATTATAAACCATTATCCTATAATACTTAGTTATTTATATATATGTTTTCGTTATACTATCCCCATTATATTTAAGAATATTTAATCAGAAAATTAAGAGGCCATTTTAAGTATTTAAATACACACATACACGTATTAAATTCTCCCTTTTAACCACGCTATTAGATACCATGCTACATACTACCATGCCACAAGCAACCATGATAAACCTTCTAAGGTGGGATAACCCACCCATATAGGATTAGAATTGTAAGTATAGTAACACCCATGCGTGCCATTAACTTGCACGCTTGACAAAGTGTAGCATGTTGCAATAGTAACACTCTGCTTGACACTCTCTAGCACGGTTTCCCATGCCATGACAATTCATACCACGACTTAATGGTAACACGCTTGACTATCTCTAGCATGCTTGTCAATGTCTAGCATGGCACTCTCGACTTTCCCTTCACCCCCTTCCAACCCTGTCGTGTCCATATCCTATATAGGTTGGGGGGTATATAAAGCTTTCGGAATTCTCAAGCCATGATAGACAAGGTCTAGCACGCCTCTTGCCACTAACTAATGGTGGGTAACACCACCCATCAACGTGGAGGGTTCAGTATACCCTCCAATACTGGTATAAAGACGTAAGTATCATATAAGGCAATTCGCCTGCGTAACCCTGCTCTCCAGCCCACCAGCCCGACACTCAACCTCTACTATAAGAAACAATAATGGTGGGAAATCCCACCCAATAAATTAATAAAAAAAAAAGATGAGGGGGATTTTTCCCCTCTACATTTCGTGGATTACCTGTGAGATTGCTGTATTTTCTTTGGCTAACCATTCAACAGCCCATTTGTTACCTGCTTTTTCCCTCTCCTTAATGCTCTTGTAGTTAATTTCTTTGCATTTGTTTAGGATTTGTTTGCGTTTATCTTTGTTCAACTTTGCTGACTTCATTTGTTTATCCAAGATATTCTCTCGGATTATTCTCTTACTGATTGAGTATTTGGTATTCGGTGGGAATTTGTATTGTTTCCAAAAGTTTTTGGTATCGACTTTGTAGGGATTTTCACTATTAACCTTACCGAATAATTCAACTGTCTTTTTAACAGATAAATCCTGTAAGGTTTTTTCAAGTTCGTTTGGTTTTATCAGTTTCTTTTTAATTTTTTCTGTTGCTGGTAGTTCCTTTTCGACACTTGCTTCCTTTATTTCATAAGCAGTTCCGTCTTTTATAAGAAAAGACTTACCACCTATTTTTACTATTTCTGTCATTTTTCTTATCTCCTTTGCTTACTTATGGTTGTGTTTTCTTGGTTAGTTCGCCACAACCACAACCCTGTATAGACGGGGTAGTATTTAAATGTTGCGTTTTAATCAACACTCTTGCTAACAAGTAGCATGCATGACAATGTGTAGCACGGATCTACTTGACTTAATAATATATAGGTGGGAGTACCCACCCTGTATGATACTTAGAATAAAGTAAGTATACCCGTATACCCACACACGAAAGGAAAATGCCTCAGATAGCCCTTAAAATCAATCCTCAGCCAAAAAAAAGAGGGGTGGTAAACCCCATTAACGAAATGCTATGTCGCCTTTCATAATCCTGTCTTTACTGCTTCTCTCTGCTTCCTGTCGAATTAGCATTGCTGTTGATAAGATTAACTCATCTCTTGTTAGTTCCTGCTCTATTAATCCTGCAAGAACTAAAGCATTATTATCAATCTCAGCAAACCTCGTTAAATTAGACATCTTTGTACACCATTCAATTCCTTCTTTCCCTTTTATTAATTTACTTATTCTTTTAGATGTTTCCATACATTTTTTAGCCATTACTTTTGCCTTTTCCTCTATTTCCTTTAATCTTTCTTCTTCCATCTTTCTCATCTCCTTAGTTTTCTACCCCTGTATAGTCTTGTGGGTTTAAATACTTTTCGGTTTTCTCAACGAGTGATAACATGCACCATGCTAACACTTAGCACGAATCCGTGTGCGTATGCGTAACAAATTAATGGTGGGATAACCCACCCTAAAGTATAGTAAACAAATACATATGTTGTATATATCACGAGATTTCTAAAATTAATAAAAAAAATTAGATGAGTTGGTAATTTCTCATCTCGGTTAAAATCATTTTTGCCATTGATTGTATGCTGGTTGGTGGATTGTTTAAAGTTCCTTTCCCATCAAGATACACAACCCCACAAGTTACGATTGCTTTATTAAACCCTATACGATTTAATATCATCTGCATTTTTTTACCATCAGATTCAGATGTGCTTTCCTTTGCTTCTAATTCCTTTAATATCTCAAGTCCGTTCATTTTACCACTAACCCTGTATACACTTGGGGGTTTATATAGTTTTCGGTGTGCATGACATTGTATAGCATGGTGGTCTTCTAACCGACCCGGTCCCTATGAGGTGGGATACCCACCCATTGTAGGTATAGTAACCAATACATATAATAGTAACTATATCACGAGGTTTCCTATAAAAAAAAAAGAAAGAAGATTGGATTGAGTAACCTTAGAGTTCATCACAGCCAAGACACTCTATGGATTTCTCAAACCAATCTATTCTAACCCTATTACCACACTTTTTGCAATAGAGTTCCCCATCAATCTCATCAACTACACAGGATTTCTCCATATAGTCAATCATTGCTTTAGGGATAGACAATTTCCGACTTGCTTCCACAGTTTGCATAGCAACCGTATCTACTTATGAGTATATAAGCCTTTCGGTATCTCCCATTGAACGATATCAGCAGTATCCTTAATTGAATATATATAGGGTGGGAATACACCACCCATTAATATGAATAGATACTATAAGTAATAACAAAAAAAAAAGAGAAAGATTACCTGACAGGAATATACTTTCGTATAACCTTTCCCTCTTGGCTAATCGGATAGAGTATCCAGTATCGTCTACTCCTTTCTTTCTCCAAGTTTCTTAGTTTCCCTTTCATTTCTCCTCACACCTGTAATGCAATAGGGGTATATAAGCCTTTCGGCTTAAATTGCCCCAAGACTTCTTAGGACGTCTATGTGTCCATATTGTCTTGCTATTTGCTTTATGCTCTTTGTTCTCCAACCCATCTTCTTTAATATTCTCTGTTGCTCTTTATCCTTTAGGCTTGCTCGAGTTTCCACGTAATCCCAACCCTGTGAGGCTCGGTTACTCTCTCCTATCAAGTGGATTACCTTATGAACTGTTTCATGGTGGATTACTCTGCTTATCTCTCCTATTACCTCATCTGTTGTCAAGTGTTGTAGACAATCTCTTAGAAGTCCTTTCCCTATGAATATCTGTTGGCTACTCACTCTATAATAAGTTCCTTTTGATTTACCAAAGAGAATCGGGTGGGTTACTCCACCCTTATCCTTTGTAGTAGTTCTTAGGAGTTCTTTGAAGTCAAGTTCTACTATTGCTATAAACTCTTTTATCTTCTGTCGTCTTACCTGTTGGAAGGGGTTGTTGATTTTCTTTACGAGTTCTTTTTTCTCTTGGAGAATCCCTTCGAGTAGCTCAAGAGTTTCCCAACCATTTAAATTCTTATTAGCTATCCTTTTGACTATTTCATATCTTTTATTCATAGGCATACCTGTTGTTCCCCAGTAGATTTTTCCACTTGCCCATTCATTTATTTTAAACCATTTTCCTTTTGAGCATACAAATTTAAGCGGATTTTTCTTAAAGCTTTTTAGCTCTTCTCCTGTTAGTCTTGGTATTACAACCAAGTCGTTCTCAATTCCAGCTTCTAAATTTCCTGACGACTTTGAGCCGTCCACTTCAATTCCTGTCATGCAAGTAGATATAACATACATACTTATATCACTTTCGATTTTCTCAACGGAAGTGCAACGGTAGTGCTTTAATTAATAATATGGTAACGAATAGGAAGTCCAACGTAAACACCTATGACATCATTTACCTTAATAATAAGATACATATCCCGTTGATTCAGCTCGTTGCAACAGGTGGTAATCTTGGTTTAATTCAAGACTTTGGAAACGCATTTGTTCACTTTCGTTTAACCTATTAGACATAAAGAAACCTTACGGAAATTCCCCTATAAAATCCATAGTGCTTAGTTATCTACCTTCGGTATAACGCTATCCCAAAAGCAGTCCTGATATCCTTAGTCGAAATCAATATAATACTAGGTTGATTTTTGTGGTAATATAACGCTAAAACTTTATATAGTGTGGCAACCAGGTAGTATATAAAGGTTTCGGTAGCTAACAGGAGGGGAATTATTTATATGTAACAAATCGACCAACATATAATATTATTGAGAGAGAAGAAAGGAAAACTATATATATACCTTTCTACCTACTCACAAAAGAGATATAATAAAATATGTCAAACAAGGAGAGGCAAGCTAAGCCGGGTATTAGGAACAGGTGGGTTACATTAATTTTAATGCTACCTATATTAATTTAAAAATAAATAGAGAGATATTATGAAAGTTATAGATTTATATAAAGCAGGTACCTATTACGGTACTGTTAGTATTAGGGATTTTATATATGACTAGAACTAATCTAATTATAAAATACGGACTAGAACCAGAAGTAGATTCACTTTTAGAAAATGGTTATTCAACATACAGTATTAGAGATGTTATCAGAAACAATCACTCAGATGAGCCTGAGCTAGTTAAAATTTCTCATATGGCTGTCCAGAGATATAAAGAAAGAAAGGACGAAAACCAACTCATCGAATTGGATGAGAAAGGAGAAGATTTAGTTGATTTTGTAAAAAGAGACTATAAAGAAACATCTGATGAAATCAGAAAAGAATTAAATAAATGGTCAACTAGATTAGATAAGCTATATAAGAAGGCTGAAAAAGATGGGAGTTATTCTGATTTAACAAAGGTAATCCAACAATCTAATAAAAACATGATGGACAAACTAAAACTTTCTGAGTCAAAAATGTTCCATCTAGGTAAACAAATAAAGAATGTTGGAGAGATAAATCAAAAGAAAATACAGAATCTAAACATAATCATGATTGATATAGCAGAAAATGATTTATGTCCCGAGTGTAGAGAGCGTGTATTAAATAAGATAAATAAAATCTACACAAAAAATGTTGATACAAATTAGGAGAAGATAAATATGGCTAAAAAGAAATATAAGACAGTAACCGTTTCGGCATACGATCCATGGATAACAGTTAAAAAGTTCTTCACAGGACTTTTAATAACTTTAGTACCTATTATACTAGCTTATATCATTGACTTCGTACAAGGACCTGAATTTCCAGTTGAATACGCAGTATATATACCTATAATTGTTGGTATGATACATGCTTTAATGAACCTATTGAAGCACTACAACGATACTAAGACAATAGAAGTTGAAGCTTAATAATAAGTCAGAATTTCTGTAAAGACTGTCGAATCTTTTGAAGACATAAAGAATCATACCTAATGGTTCTTTAAGACAGACAGTAGACACTGTAGATTTCTACAGAGCAAAACAAAGCTCAGAACCAATGGTATGTTATATTATGTTATTAAAAAATAGAAAAAGATGAAAATGGATTTAGATAAGTGGTTATCCGATGCATCTAAATGGGTATTACCGTTCTTCGGTATACTATTTATTGCACAGAGTTTGTTAGGATTAACTTTCTCATTTGGCTTTAACTTCTAAGGTTAAATAAAGTCCTAATCAATAAAAAGTTATGTTTATATGTTTTTTTCTATTCATTCGATATTATGACACAAGACTTAGACTCATTTAAATATGCACTCGATTACGAAGGATTCATAACCGATATTCTTGGACTCAAATGTGAATGGTTTCACAAGGAATGGATAGAATTATTTGAGAAGAATCAATATTCTTCTTTATTAGCTCCAAGAGGACATGGTAAATCAGTCCTAGTAGGAGCTTATCTCACTTGGAGAATAGTTAAGAACCCAAATATAAGGGTTCTAACTGTCACAATTAATCAAGATAAAGCTAACGAAATGATGTCATTAGTACAAAGACCTTTGGAATCTAATGATACCTTAATACAAACTTTTGGTCAACAGAAGGGTTATGCTGATTGGTCAAGATCTACTCTTAGAGTATTAAGATCTGGACAAGGTGGTATGGCTAACAAGGAACCAACCTTCACGGTATATGGAGTTACTGCAGGAATGGTTGGAGGACATTACGATATAATCGTCTTAGACGATATAACTGACCAAAAAAATTCACGAACTGAACATAGAAGAAAGGAATTAGTTGATTGGTATAATTCCACCATAACACCTATGCTTGAACCTAATGGACAAATAATCTCTATAGGTACAAGATGGCACGAAGATGATATTCATAATTACTTTCAGAAACTTACCAATTATAAATCAGCTACATATAAAGCTATCATAGATGAGGAGAAAAAGGAAGTTCTTTGGCCAGGACAATGGACCTACGAGGAACTTATGAAAAGAAAAGCTGGTATGGGGAGTATCAGTTTTGAAATGCAATATCAAAATGAAATAGTATCCTCTGAGGATTCACCCATTAAAAGAGCATGGGTTGAATATTCAGTGGAGCACTTTAAATATCCACAAGATGAAATAGAAACTTTTATAGGAGTAGATTTATCATCTAAAGGAAAGGATACTGATTTTTTCACCATAACTGTGATAGGAGTATATGAAGGAAAGGTATATGTATTGGATGGATTAAGAACTAAAGCCTCTTTATTTAGGCAATTTGATCTCATTAAATCATATGATACTAAATGGACACCTTCAAGAATAGGAATAGAACAAGCAGCACAACAGAAAATGATTGTAGATCAATTAACAGAATCTACTACACTCCCGATAGTTCCTATAAAATCATCCATCGTAAATGATAGGATGTCTAGAGTACAGAGATTATCTGTATTATTTGAAACTCAACGAATATATTTAAACCCAAAATTAGTAGAATGGGCAGATGAAATGATATATTTTCCTAGAGGAGCACATGATGATACTATTGACTCATTGTCCTTTGCAGTACAAGCTTCACAACATGAAAGTGACATAGATAAACCAGTAGACTGGGGGGCAGTCAAGGATATGATATCCATAGGAAAGAAAGTAGGTTCTACAAAACCTAATGTTAATAGGTATAAAATTACCAAAGTATAATGGAGGACACATGTCAGAACAAATTTATATTGGAAGCAAAGATATTTCTAGATACATCTCTGCGGTTTTCTATACTCCAGAAAAAGAAAAGAATATAATTATAATGGCTAGAGGTAGCAATATTAAGAAAGCTATAGATATTCTAGCTATACTAATTAGAGATTATTTAGACAATCCAAAGTACGTAATAAAAGTTGATAGTGAACCTTTTGATAAAAGAAAGGTATCCACATTAGAAATCACACTAACTGGTACAGAAAAGGAAAATATTAAAAAAATTGAAAAAGATTAAAAGAAGAGGATTATATGGGATTAAGAGATAGAATTCCTTTACAATTAAGGAGAAAGAAAAGATCTATTTATCTTGACGATAAAGGTAAACCTAAAACCATAATAGCAACTGGAAAGGGTGCAGAAAAAGGTAAAATTTCTTCATCTAGTGAAAGAACTGAGTTCCTATTAAAATCTTATAAAGATTATTATGAGGGAGAAAATACAGTCTTTGCAGCAGTAAATATAACTGCTTGGAACGCTATAATGGTAGGTTATAATTTAATGTCGGATGATGAGAATGCAACAACTTTAATTAAGTCTTATTTAGATAAGATAACATTAGATGAAGTGTTATTGGATAGTGTAATATATACATTAGTATATGGAGATGCATTCATAGAGTTAGTTAAAACTTCTAAAGGAGATATAACTAGACTCAAATCAGTTGATCCAATAACTATGAATATACTTTATGATAAATTTGGGGTAACTACAGGTTTTCAACAAAAGATTGGTGGAAAACTACAACCTACCGTATTAAAACCGGAGGATATAATACATATCAAGTTCTTCCCGAGAGCAAGTTCTCCTTATGGTCTCTCTCTAATAGAACCTTCTAAGGAGACTATAGATAGAAAAATAGCTACCGATCAAGCTTTAGCTAATGCAATTATCAGACACGGTACACCTAAATATAAGGTTAGAGTAGGTACACCAGAGGAAATACCACCTACATCGGTATTTACTGACATACAGAGTGAATTAGAGGACATTACAGAGTTAAATGAGATTATATTACCAGGATTAGTTGATATAGAGGTAATTGATGAAAAAGGAGTTCCAGGAGTAGAGGAGTATTCAAATATATTCCAAACTCAATTAGTTATAGGAATGTTATGCCCAGAAGAAGCTCTTGGACTAGGTAAAGGATCTACAGAAGCTACAGCTAAAATCAAGGAAGTTATGTATGAAAGATTTGTTCGTTCCATACAAACTAAAATAGCAAATCAAATCAGGATGGAATTAATAAATCCAATACTAGAAAAGAATGGATTTGAACCTGATATAGTATTTCTTAGATTCAATTCAGTGACTGATGCTGATGAAGCTGTTAAATCAAAATGGCTTGGAAATTTATTAAGAGGATATCCATCTGGTAAACAACCATTTACTATAAATGAAGTAAGATCTATGTTCGGTTACGCTCCAATAGAAGGTGGGGATGAATTAATTGTAATCGAGCCTGTTAAAGAAGAAGAGGATGACAATGAAGATGAAGAAACAGAAGGAAAGAAACCTTCACTTCCCGATGATTCCGTTTAAATATAATAAAAAAATTCTTAGTAAATCTTCAGATGTAAGAATCTATAGAGACACAATCCTATTAACAGAAGGTGAGTTCTCAGATTCAATTACTATGAGCCCAGTTATGTACACATATGATGAAATTGAAAAGGGTGCAACAAATTGGTCAGCTAATTTTCTTAATTTAGATCATTCGTTTGAAGTTCTAAAGAGAGTAGGTTTTATTAAGAATACGTATTTCAAGGACGGAGCTGTTAGAGGAGATTTATATATCTTCCCAATAACTGAAAATGCTAAGAGTGTAATTAAAATGATAGATAATGGTTTAGTTAATTGGCTTTCAGTTGAGCTAACCACTCAAGATTATTGGAATCCAGATGATAATAAAAGATATGCAAGTAATATAGAATTCATAGGAGCAGCAGTAGTTCTATATCCAGCTTGTGAAAATACGAGGATTAAACCTTGATAACTGAATACATTGAAATGAAAGAAGTATTTGGAAAGGAATGTATATGTTTAACATATAGTGGAACACCAACTATAGTATTTATAGATAGTGGTTTTGATACCATAATAAATAATATAGCTGAATATCTAATTGAAAATAAAATTAAATACTATTCAAAGGATATTAAAGTGATTCCTAAGTTAGGTAGGAAATTCAATAAGAAATTTAGAGAAGAATTGAATGATGTGATAATGGTAAATACACTATGAAAACAAAAAATATAGTATGCTCATTCTACAACCGTTGTAAAAATTATGGCAAAGAATGTCATCATTGTAAGTGGAATGCATCTTGTGAATTAGGAAACTATTTGGTATTAGAAACTGAAGATGGTAAAACCATCCGATACTTAGAGAGTTAATAATGGATCATCAAATTAGAGTAAAGGGTTGTCCTCTCTGTGATATATTTTTAGATCCAAAAAATAATCTAAAAACAAAATTATATTACCCAGAGAAAGTTGAGGATATACCTAAAGCCGAATTCATCATAGTTGATTGTCTAACTTGTAAAACTCCTATGGTAATTTACGGTGAACATATAACACAAATAACTAGAGAGTCATGGGGCAGAATATTATATAGGAGTAGAAGAATATTTGGTGGTGGAATCACCCTAAGATGTAAAGGCAGAAGAATATTTGATCATCATCATTGTCATATAATGGGTATTAATAAAATATGAAATTTAAATATGTAGCTAACAAAATATCCTGGCTTGTTCTAACATTAGTAGCAATATGGTATATATTAACGGAGGTAGTTAATTAATATGTGTATAAGAAACGTAGTCCCCTTTGGACCAGGTATATTCCCATATATCATAGGTTATAGGAGAAAATAAAATGAGAGTAATGGAAACTGGAGAAAATCCAGGGTTTAATGCAAAAATGATGGGTTATTGTTTTTGCTCTTTTAGTTTTTAAATGAGATATATATGATTGAAAAAACATATAATGCCAATAAACCATTTGAAGAAAGTGGTTACGAAGATAGAGCAACTTGGTGGGCTGATAAACTTATGCTACATGGAGAAACAATTCCACAACTAAATCCAAAGAATGTAGATAATTATTATATATCTTGTTAATATGCCAGTAAAATCTTGTCACACTGATGGTAAACCAGGTTATTCCTGGGGAGATTCAGGTAAATGTTACACCTATACTCCAGGTAATGAGCAATCTAAGAAAGAAGCTTACGATAAAGCGGTAAGACAAGGTAGAGCTATTCAAGTAAATAAAGAAGATTATGATAATATCATGAGTATAATAGAGGATATAAAGGATAGATTACCTCATATATCTGGACATTATACCCCTTACGTACCATCCGAAACTGTAGAAGTTGATTAAGTATGTATAATATGTAAAAAAACATAAAAGAGAAAAATGAGTCTTATTGGAACGTATAGAGCAAGCTGTAATAAATGTCTTGAAGATGCAGGTCCATCCTCCTCATCGAGGGTAATTAGTTTTACAGGTTTTAGACCTTCAGGTTTACATTATGGTAATGCTTTAGCTGTTTGTTTATATGTTTGGTCAGGTTCAAGTCATGTTCATGGTGACTGGATACCACTAAAACGTGAATGGCTATAATGTCTTAATGTATTTATATTTGAATCAAGATGGTAGATTTATCACGGTTAAAACAATTAGAAGAAGAATTGAGGCTGGAGGTAGAAGGTAAATTATCAAATGGACCCCTATTGGATATCCTTTTCACTTACTTCAATACATTCGATACCTATATAGTAATAACGGATAAGAAAAGAAATATATTATTCTTAAATGAATCAATTAAAGATAGAATATCAGATTTAGGACACGATCCTGAAAAATTTATTAGAGCTCCTTGTATAGGAATATTAACAGGTGAATGCCCACTAAAGGATAATTGTCCAGTGGTTAAATGTATGGAAACTAAAAAAGTAGTAGTTAAAAAAAATACAAAGAGTCCAATGTCCGATAAAATTTATGATTTAGTTTGCATGCCTCTAAAATACAATGGTGTATCATCAGTTGTTGAAATGTGGACAGAAGAAGAGGAATAATGGCATTAGATTACGAAAAGTTTATGCTTAAGCAAACTGAATGGCGTGGAGAAGTCACAAATAAACTCGATAATATAAACCGAGATGTAGATGAGATTAAGTCTGACATCAAAGATATAAAGAAACAAATTAATCGAACTAATGTAAGAGTAGCAACAATAGCAGGTACAGTATCGGGTATAATAGCTATGATAACTTTAGCTGTAGCGGTAATGGTATAATTATATGAAAGTAGAAGGTTTATTAAAATTAAGTGAAGAAGGGGAATACATATTAAGCTTAAAGCAAGCTAAAAAAATTAGTGAAAAATCAAATATTAATATAATTGAAAAAACTCCTTTCAACTTAAGAGGAAATATAAATATAATCAATAAAGCGGAAAATGATAGAATTATAGCTGGTTATGCTAACATAGCAGTTGTAGATTTAGAGGATCAATTTATACCTATAGAAACTTTAAAGAAAGGTATAGAAACATTACTTAAAGATCCACATTATTCAAATTTAATGTTAGTTCACCAAAATATCCAAATAGGTAAAATAATACCTAGTTATGGAGACTTAGAGACACATGTTGATGATAAAGGTCTCTTTATAGTAGCAGAAATAAGAAGAGATATTAAAACAGCAGATGAAATTTGGAAATCTATTTTAGATAAAGAAATAAATGGTTTCTCAATTGGATGTGAAGTTTTAAGAGATCATGAACATTGTGAAGATAAAAAATGTATAACTGTCCTTGATGAAATTAATATATTTGAGGTTAGTGTTTGCTCAAAACCTGTTAATGAAAATTCAGGTTTTATTATAGTATCTAAGTCTAATTTGGATGATTATGTATGTAACAAATGTCTAGAAAATGTGAAAGAAATGACGAAATCAAAGAAAGAGACTAAGACTGAGGAAGTTAAAGAGGAAGTAGAGGAAAAAGAAACAAAAGAAGAAGAGAAGACTGAAGAGCAACCAAAAGAGGAAAAACAAGAAGATGAGGAAGAAATGCCTGAAGAAGAACTCCCAGAGGAAGAGGAAGTCGAAGAATGGAATAAATCTATTGAAGATAGAATATCTAATATAGAAAGATCTGTATCTTCTATAACTGAAATCATACAAAATATGGTTGAGCCAAAAGAAGAAAAATCAGAAGAAATTCCTGAAGAGACTCCTGAAGAAAAAGCCGAAGAGCCTCCAGTGGAAGAGCCTCCAAAAGAAGAGGAACCTCCAGAAGAGGAAGAAAAAGGTGCACCCTTTGGAAGCATGGATCCAGCAAACCAATCATCTGCAGCAGCTCCAAGTCCAGATTCTTTGGAACCTCCTGCATTTTATAAATCCCAATTTGATGACCTTAAAGAGTCTATAGACACACTCACAAAAGCAGTAAAATCATTGATAGACAAAGAGGAACAGAAACTTTCAATCAAAGCTAGAGACGACCAAATCGAAGCTCTAAAAGAAAAAGTTAAAATATTAGATAAGTCAAAAGAAGAACCTAAAACAGTTCAAGAAGAAAATGAAACTGAAGAATTAGAGCACGATGACAATTTTATAGTCAGAAGAGGCGAAGTTTATCTTAAACCTTAATTTAAGATAAGATGTCAGTACATAATGTTATTAAAATAAAGTGATAAAAATATGGCATTTACCTCAGTAGCAGAAGATGTTATAGTCCAGGAAGGAACATTTGCTTTCGATTACGATGCTTCAGGAACAGTTTATGCTGGTCAAGGAGTATATGCAATCGGTACTTTACAAGTTAAAGCTCCTGCCGCAACAACTAAGATAGCACATGGTTGTGTCGGTGTAGCTGCATATGAAATCGCTGATGGAAACCCAGTAGCAGTTTACGGACCAGGTAACATAGTTAGGTGTAAAGTCAGTGGTTCTTCAGTAGCAGTCGCAGCTGGAGATGCTATGGCATGTACAGCTGAAGGTTACTTCACAGAAGATCATCAAGCACAAGCAAATGCATGTTGTTCTGGAGTACAGGCTATTGCATTAGAGACATCAACTACACAACACGGAACAATTAGAGCTCTATTAGTCTAAGCAAAAAAACCCAAACACGTATATACGTATGTTAATTTTATGTAAAATAAATATTTAGGTAATTATGACAAAAGCATTAACAAAACTTTTGGAGTATGGATTCGCTGGTAACTCAGAACGTAAAAGACTCCTAAACAAAGAATCCTTCAAAACAGCTTTAGAGGACTCATCTTGTTATTTTAGAGATGAAGATAATCCAAAGAGAATAGATGGTTATAAAGCTCTATTGCAATCTGAAAGAAACGCTATAAATGCATCCACTTTAGTTCAAGAGGAAGTATACAAAACAGTAATTGAGGGTTCAGAACCATTCAAATGCTGGAGAGAAGCCCAACCAATTATAAACACAGATAGTTATTCTGTTAGATTTGTAAAAGGAGAGGATGGAACCTATGCAGAAAAAGTAGCAGAAGGAGCCAAAATCACCATAGATACACAGGAATATTCAAAGACCGATATCACAATAGATAAATATGGTGTAAGACCTTTAATTACAAATGAATTGATTGAAGATGCTCTCTTCGATGTAATCGAACTTGAATTAAAGAAAGCTGGAGCAAGAATGGAGAACAAGCTTAACAGAGTTATCCTTAACGCTGTTTTAGCTGGTGTAACCACAAACACTCTAAACCCAGCTGGACCACATATTGCAGTTTCTGATATTGCACAGGGTATAGGTAAAGTCAAAAAACAAAATTACCTACCAGACACATTAGTTCTACATCCAACAGCAGAAGCATATCTTATACAAGATTCAAATCTTGCATATGTATCTTGGGCTGGCGGAAACCAAACCTTAAGAAATTACGGTCTTGGTGGAAAACTTATGGGTTTAACTCCATTTGATTGTACTGCAACCGATGCAGCATCACCAACATGGGATGATACCACAGCTGGTAGTGACGTAACCGCTTTAGTATTCTCTAAGAACGATCTCGGAGCTACATGTATGAGAAGGGATCTTACAGTCGAACAATACGATGATCCAATCCATGACTTAGTAGGTTTAGCACTTACTATGAGATATGGATATGGTGTACTTCAAGAAGCATCAGCTTGTAAGATTTATCATAAGTAGTCTCACAAAGATTTCTATAATCAATTAGTGAATCGTGTATGTTATCTATGTTCGTTGGTTTTGTTAGGATTATCCTTAAATCCTAGTATTAGGAATGAACTGCATAGATGATGAATTTATGTTTAATAAATGTTATAAAATGAGGAAATGATGATATGCCTACACAAGGCGGTAGCATTCCTGTATTATCAATCGAAAAACTTTGGATAGACCATACTGGTAGAGGTATAAATCTCCATTGGGACGGTACCAATTTCTTTTCTGGTGCAGCAACCTGTGGTATATATGCTTCAGGAGCAGGCGGTGAACAAGTATTACCAGCTGCAAGTACAAACGGTTGGGTTAGAATCACCATGATGAGTGGTGGTACTGGAACTTCATTCACTGGCTATTTACCTGTCTTTAAATATAAGTGGTAAATATGTTGCATGGAAAAGGAGCAGGTAATTATTCACAAGGGAGTCAATCTTGGCTTACAAAGAAATATCAAGCTAAGAGAAGAAAGGGTTTACTAGATAGAACTAAATTAACTAACGATGAGATTCTTGAATATGAAATATCAGGTTCTCAAGGTAGAGGAGCAACAAATAGTGACACTTTTCAAATAAAACAGTTCCCTTTTCCAACAGATCAGAGTATAAGAAGAAGAAAAACTATAGATATGAGGAAAGTTGATAAGAAAATAGGCGACCAAGAAGATATCATCTAAAGTAAGCTATGGCGGATTATACTACAAAATACGTTAATGAAGAAGATGTTAGAGGATTCTTTACACCTCCATTAGATTATGATGACATCACAACAAATGAAATCCTAAGAAAAATAGAGGCTGTAGAAGATTATGTTGAAGCAGTTTATTTCAATGATGGTTCAACAACATCTGGAAAAGCAAGGATACCTTGTCTTCTATTAATAGCATCAAAAATAATATTAGCACCAGAATTAGCTAAAAAATATTATACTCTAAGTAGAGAAGCTTTAGGTGATTATGAGTATGAATTAGCTCAGCCTATATCAAGAGGTACCGATATACAATCATCTCCACATGTTATTTCAGTAACTTGGGAAAAAATGGCATTACAAATGCTAAATAAGAGGTCAACTAATAACAGGTGGAAGGTATATAGGAGTAATGATTAATGGTTTATACCAGACCTTCAAATCTATATCCACCTAATTGGAACAAATTAAGATTCGCTCTATTTGAAAAATATAATTATACATGCCAATTATGTGGTAGATATTCAAAAGGACATCTTCACTTACACCATAAAAAACCAGTTAAACTTGGAGGCTCTCATAGTGAGTCAAATTTAGTAGTATTATGTTCAGATTGTCATTATCAAATTCATCATGATAGAAAATATAAGAGATATATATGAGTTACGAAACTTTATTGAATAACGTATTATATAAAACTACTAAAGCGTCATCCCAAAATCAATTAGGAGAATGGACTTACACTTATACTGACAGTACAACCAAAACTAAATGTAGAATGGTTCCTATAACTATAAGTGAAAGGATAGAAAGACCAGGTATATTTGATGATGTTAAATATACTTGCTATTGTGTATCTTCAGCAGGTTTAACTACAAATTCCACGATAACATATCAAGGTGTTAATTACAGAGTAAAAGCATGTGAATTCGATTCTTCGTTTCATCATCAAAAAGCTTTATTGAGTTTGATATCATGAATTTAAAAGTAACTCAAATTAGAGGAAAAAAGGATATAATTAGGAAATTAGAGAAAATAGATAAATTCGTTCCAAATTCTATGCAACATGCATTACAATATGGAGCTGATTTACTAAGAGATAGAGCTATACAAAATTTAGTTAATCTCTCTAAGGAGCCTGGTATGTCTTTGGATGGGGAATCCATAGCCAATAAAGAAAATTGGGGATGGCAACCTGAATCTCAATTAACTGGAAGACTATCATGTAATTCAAAACATGCCGCAGTAGTTGAACTTGGTGGTGAACAAACAGGTACAACTCTAGTTGTAAAGAGAGGTAGTGGAGGTTTTCCAATCGGAAAGCAACAATATGGTCAAGCAAGTTTTGATGATCAAGGTAAACCTATGATAAGAAGAGCATTTCTAATACAAAGACCAAAATATTATTTTAGAAGTGCTATTGAATCTCAATGGGTAAAGGAAAGTATAAAAAATAGAATCAAAAGAGATGTCTGGAAGAGTATGAGGAGCGTATTATGAGTTTAAGTGCAATAACTGATATAAGAAAATTCTTATTAAGTTCAACTACAATAACTAATATTGTCAGTAAAAACGATATAAATATAGGTTGGATAAAAAAAGAGGATAATTTTCCTTGTATAACAATTAATCAAGCAACTGGTACGGATGTTGGTTATCTAGGATATAATACTGCAGCAGCAGGCTCTCAAATGAGAAGAGAGACTTCTACTGTTCAGATTGATATTTATGGTAACACACGTCTACAAACTCTACAGATTGCTGATGCAGTTGTTCCAAGAATGATTTCAGGTGGATGTAGGAAGGATGCTGATATAGATGATTATCTCGATGAGTATGGTAAATATAGAAAAATTCAAACTTATACTATGACAAAAGTTTTCGATGACTGATGTTTAAATGTATTGTTAATATTTGTAAGTAAATTAATGTTTTAATGATAGGTAAGATTAATTATGGCTGGAACAGTCACAGGTAAAAACGCTAAAGTACATCTAGCAGCACATGCAGGTGGAGCAGCACCAACTTGGACAAATAAAACCCATTCAACATGGGGTATTGCTGATTTCTCTCTAACAATTGATAGAGGTACTATCGAACAAGATTTGATTGGAGAAAAAGGCAATTATTTTGAACAAGGATCTTTATCTTTAGATGGTTCTCTTACTGCATCAAAATTTGCAACAAGTGGTTTATCTGATATCTTAGATAACTTACTTGACAACGATGCAGGAACTTATGCATATTTAGCCATTTCAGGAACAATATCTACAGATACAGATGCAGTATATCTCAGTTGGTATCTTACATCATGCCAAGTAACTGGTTATGATATATCCATCGGGGATGCTGATACAATAACAGAAGCAAGTATAGATTTCGTAGTTCTAAATCCACAGGATATTAACTACCTAAGCAATTGTTTGTGGGGTTAAATTATGGCAGGAACACCTACAGTATATACAGGAGAAGATGCAACTATCTATTTAGGTAGTGGAGGAGTAACAAATAAGCTCAGTCACTCAACATTAGCTATATCTGATTTTTCGTTAACACTGAGTAAAGGTACCGCTGAACAGGAATTAGTTGGTGAGAAGGGTAACTTTTCATTAGCAGGTTCATTATCAGCTGAAGGCTCTCTAACCGCTTGTAAGATGCATTCTACAGCTGTCGGTAAGTTAGTTAATAATATGATAGTTGGTTGTCCTATAAGTGTATCAGGCAATTGTGGAGCAAATTCTTTGCACTTCTTTTTACAAAGTTGTCAAGTTACTGGATTTGATTTCAGTATAGGAACTGCTGACGATATCACAGAAGGAACAATAGATTTTACAATGCTATATCCATATCTGTTATCTTCAAATAGATCCACAGCATCAGGTGCAAATTATCCAATAATATCAGAATGTTGGAACTGGAGCTAATTGTACTAATTTATGTCTTAATGTTTATATATTATATCAAAAAGTAAAATAGAGGTAATTCATTAATATGGCAGAAGATACTAAAAATGAAAATACACCACCAAAAGATTTTGATGATCTCAAAAGAAAAATAAAAAAGAAAGAAGGAACTGATAGAGAAGCTGTTATAAAGCAAATAGCAACTAGAGATAAACTTGAAAGAGATTATCAAGAGGATATATTGAGCGTCACATTTGAATCATCCCCAGAGACTAAAAGGATGATAAAGGCAAAAAAACCTACACAACAAGAAATGATGATGATAATGAGACTATCAGCTGAAGCCGCAATATATGAAGGGAAAATGGATAACGAATCTCTTCAGAAAATGGTGGAAATTTACGAAAAGTTACCTGAATTAGCAGCTACACTTAGTTTAGATGCATCTCTTAATATAGAATTTTGGAAAGAGAAAATTTCTTTCTCTACATTACAAAGTTTTATAACAGAGTTAATTAGAGAGACACAGAGGGGTAGTGGTGTTACTTCAGACGAATTAAAGAAATTTCGTTAAGAGCGGATTAGGCCAGTTAGAAGCTAGAGTCTGTAAATTCTTACACAAAACACCTTCGGAGGTTGGAAATATACGTAGAAAAAATCCAATTGATATAGCTTTTATTGAGAATTATATAGTAAATGAAGCTGAAGAAAAAGCAAAGGCTTATAAAGAAGCTGGAAAAAAATCTCATAAAGGTAAATCCCGAAGAATATAGACATTAATGTATGTTAGTATGTTTAAATGTTATAAATATAGTGTGATAATATCGTAGCAACTGTTCAAGTGGAACAGATTACTGGAGCAACTCCTGGGACTTTCACTTATAAAGATAACTCAGGTACAGCTAAATCAGGTACAAGATATCAAACTTCTGATCAAGTTGATGGTAGTTTAACTACTTATCCTATTCCTATACCTACTGTAGATTTAGGATTTAGTGGATCTTATTGGACTACTCATTGTATAAACGTTACTGCAGCACCTTCAACCTATATAAAGAATTTGAAGTATTATCAAACATGGACAAATTCTTCAAGAGTAGATTGGACTTTAGGTAGTAGTCAAGCTACACCAGCAGGTTTATATATTGCAGTGTCAGCATCAACAGTAGCAAGTTGTCAGACTTTAACACAAGGTTTTCCTTCTAGTATGTATAAACAAGCAACCGGTACTGAATCAGTAGCTGGGACATTGATATCTGCAGCAACAACAGGTTATACTTTCTTTTCAGGAACATCAGTTGGGCAACCAAGATTATCTGGTGGAATGTGTCTGATAGATAACTTTAACTCTCAAACTAATGCTCTGATGGTTCAATCAGGACAAGTAGTTGGGGCTACTACAGGTAGAAGTTATTGTATAGCTACACAAGTTATTGTTGGTAGTGGAGCAACACAAGGAGAAAAGTCTGATAAAACAGCAACATTTGTTTATAGTGAGGTTTGATTGTATATATTTATGTTAAATGTTATCATACAATCGAGGTGAGATTTGTATGAAGAATAATTACAGTGCATCAGAAAAAGCCTATGCGGCTGCAATGTTAGATGCTGAAGGACATATCTACGCTAATAGAAAAGTAAGGAACGATACTGGATATCCACAAACATATTATGGTGTTTGCATTTCTAATTTATCTAGAGACATGTTAGAATGGATTCAACATAGATTTGGTGGTATAATATATGTTAGAAAGAATAATAATATATTAACACTTCAATTTGTAAAACAACAGGAAATGTATTGGTTCCTTAAGATTGTAAGACCTTATCTTATAATAAAATCAGATTTGGCTGATTTAATGATACAATATTTAGAAAGTAGATTTGAATCTTCAAATAAATTTAACAAATTAAATAACAATGAGATAAAACTTATAGCAAAAATAAAACACTTTAATGAAATTGGAGAGTGTTATAAATAATGTTTTTAATGTGTAAATACTATTGAATCCTCCAATAAAATGGAAGGAGACAGGAATACAATCCGCTTATGACTCAAAATAGACCGTTAGTATATTATTGGATAGCTCAATATGATGATGGCACTTGTTTGCCTCAATATAATCCTATAACATATTTAGAGAATAGATTCTCTGATATAGAGCAGGATAAATTAATAAAATTTGGGTTATATCCATTTGATAAAGAATTGGCTGAAGGTATTACCAAAAAGGGAATAGATCCTGTGGTATCAATACCTTTCTTACCAAAATATGAGATTAATTTAGATAATGACAGAAGACTAATCCACTATAGGGATGTCTTCATTAGTCACGAGGAATATCATTTATGTAGAAAGTGTGGGAAAGAATTTGAATTTAGTTCAACTTCCCCTAAAACAAATTCAAAATATTCTTCTCCTATATGCCCTAATTGCAATTCACATGACTTATTCATCTGTAAAAGCTGTGGTAAAGAATACCAGAGATTTGAAGATGCTAAGTTTGGTATGTGTGATTGTAAAGGACATTTAAAGAGAGAAAGATTTACATCTGGGCAATATTCTAGAGAAAAACGTTGGATAGAATATTTTCTAGGTTATCAAACAAAAGTAAAGGGTAATAACTATAAAACCCTCTTAAAGATTGATGAAAGAGGAGATTCAATAATTACCTAGGTGAGATATATTGAATATGTATCCCAAAGCAAGTGAACTTTTTTAAAACCAGAGACGCTTGGGTTTAGTTTCATATATTTCTATGTTTTCTTGTTTAATTTATAAAAGGATTAAAATTAAAAAGGTGTAAAAATGGCTTATAATGATACTAAGAACATAGGAGATTTAATTAATGCAACTGATTGGAATGATCATACTGATGTAACGGATGCTATTAGCGGTAGCTATTATGGACATAGTGGTAATAAGGCAATACATTCACCTTCTAGTAATCTAAAAACTTGGTTCGATACTCTATATGAATCTGAGGGTAACTATGAGAATACTGTTGGATGGGTGTCTATTCAAGATGGTAATGGTATTAATGATTTCTCTGGAAAGATATCTGGAGCTAGTGCCATAACATTATCAGTAGATGAGGGTGCTATATTAGGTACAGTATCTAGCAACGCTCTCCAAGCATATAATTACATAAATACATCAGGTAATATTTTAGGATATTATAAAACTTCAGCTCAGAAGTATCACCAAGCATATTTATCAGGACAATTAGCTCATCCTAGAGTAACCTTAACAGGAGAAACCTACCTTACATTATCCGATCAACAAATAACATTAGCTAAATTGGATATGAATGAGACTAATTTGGTAGCTGGCACTAATATTACATTATCAACTAATACTTTAAATGTTGATGATGCTTTCTTAATAAATGATGGAGATGACTCTACATCAGGTACTTTAACTGCTAAATCATATGTAGGTCCAATATCATCAACTGCTATATCTAGTGCATCACTTAAGTTGGGTGCTTCTAGAGTAACTACAATATTAGATGAAGATGATATGTCTACTAATAGTGCTACTGCTCTTGCCACTCAACAGTCTATTAAAAAATATGTGGATGACAATTCAGAAGGTACAGTTGGATGGGTAACAATAGAAGATGGAGTTGGTATCAACGATTTTACAGGAAAGATTAGTGGAGCATCAGCAGTTACTTTATCAGTTGATCAAGGATCTATCCTTGGTACAGTTTCTAGTCAAGCTAAACAAGCTTATAACTTTACAAATGCTTCAGGTGCTATTTTAGGGTACTATAAAGCCTCAGCACAAAAATATCATCAAGCATATCTTAGTGGACAACGAGTTCAAGATGCATTCGATCATAATATCTTCATAACAAGTTCTAGTGCAATAGCTAGATTTCAAGAATCAGGTACATCTACTCAACATCTCAATATAATATCTATATCTACACAAAACATATCAGGAGTAACTGAACACAATGTAATGATGGATTGTCTTCCAGGAGCTACTGAATGCTCTTTACAAGGTTGGGTAGATAATTACGGCTCAGCAGTATTATTATCTGGAGCTAATGTAACTATTGGTGGACCAACTGGTTCAATTAATATATCTAAATCATATGTAGCAGTTAGAGAGGCTACTGATGAACATGCTCTATTATGGAGAGCTGATATTGTAGCATCATCAAATATTACAATGGGTGAAGGTTCACATTATCTTTATATAGATTATAATGGTGGCTCACCTAAATATGCTCATAGAACTACTGGAAATTTCAATGGAACTACTCAAATACATTTTGCTAGAATTTATAATGATTGGGATACTGGATACATACCCGAAACTCATATAGTAGAAGGTGGGTATAGAATAAATGATTTAGGTAATAAAGTATTAAAAAGATTTAGTTCATATGGAACTGAAAGACAAACAGGTATAATAACTGCTTCTTCACAAACAACTGGACATCCCTCTTCTTTACAAGTAACAACAGGAACTTTATGGAGAGCTCTAAATAAATTTACAACTACTGCTTTTGATGCTGGGAGTAACCATGATATAACGGCACTAAATCACGAAGAAAATTGGTTTTCAGTAACAGGTTGTACCCATACCGTAGTTAGAGGAAATCATGTATTAGTACAAGAATCCACTGGAAATGATGGAATATATATTGTTAGTTCCACTACTATTCCAAGTTCAGCTGGTTATAAAAGAATATATATATGGAGTGGAAATGGTAAGGGGGTATCTGATACCACTGCTGATGGACATTTACATGATAATGTATTTACTTATTGGTGGAGAGATGGCTCTAGTGGTTGGTATAATTCAAGTGGGCAAGTAGGTTTAAATATTGATTATTATGATGATAATTCAGGTACATTAAATACACTAACATCTAATAGATATGGTGTACATTGGGTATATGTTGATATAACAGGTGATGTTAATATATTATATGGTCAAGGTGACTATACCCTTGCACAAGCTGAGGATTCTATTACCCCTGCAACAATACCATCTCAATTAGATGTCACAAGTATTCTAGCTGCTAGGGTAATAGTTCAACAAGGTCAAACTTCTTTAGATGATGCAACCTATTCTTATCCTTGGACTACATCATTTACTGCTGGTAATGTAGACCAACATAACGATTTAGGTGGTATACAAGGAGGTACTACTGGTGAATACTATCACTTAACCGCTACAGATGATACTAATTTTGATACATTAACGGATGGTTCAGATGCATCCACTTTACATGTTCACGATGGTAGATATACTGCAAGTGGTGTAGTAAATAAAGATTATATAGATACGATATCATCCAATGCTATTCAAGCTTACAATTATACTAATGCATCTGGAGGTATTCTTGGTTATTATAAGACATCCGCTCAGAAGTATCATCAAGCCTATCAATCTTCTCAAATAGCTTTTTATGATTCAGCTCATGTTAATCATGATGAAACTACTAATTTTGTAGCATCAGAACACATTAATCACTTAAGTGGTTATTTATCGGGTGCTAAAATATCAGCTAATACAATTAGATTTACTCAATTCATTGGTGGAACTGATGCAACCGCATCACAATTAGAAACATTAACTGATGGCTCAGATGCTGATGCATTACATATACATCCTTCTATTGATGGTGCTCCATCATCTTGGACAGCACCAACCTCTGCATCTGGTGTTACTCTTATTGGAGTAGGAAAGATATCAGGTGCTTTAAAAGTTACTTTATCAGATATACCTCAAGATGTTATTAAATCTGGAGCTAACTGGCAAAAAGCCTATATATCTACTAGTACTGGTATATTTGCTAATGCAAGTCACACACATGATGATAGATATTATACTGAAACAGAAGTAAATGCTATATCAAGCTCTATAATTACTCATATATCTCATAATTATTACCCTTCATCAGTTGGTGCATTATATGATAATATATCAGGATTAATTGATGTAGCTGTCATGCATAATAGAGCTGATGGAGATTTATTAACTTGGGATACAACTCAAAATAAATGGTCTAGTCAAGCTGCACCTCAAGGTGGTATATCATCTTGGCAAGCATTCACAGCAGGTGATGGAAGTATAGCTGGAATGACGGGTGCATATGCAATATCAGGTGATGGTGCATTAACTATAAGTGTTCCGGGTTATCTAGTTATATCCTCTCAAGCAAAGCAAGGAAAGGATTATGCAGATGCCTCTGGAAGTATCTTAGGATACTATAAGACTTCTGCTCAGAAATACCATCAAGCTTATGCTTCTGCTCAGATTGCTTTTTATGATAGTAAACATGTAGACCATGATGCTACAACTAACTTTGTAGCTGATGAACATATAGACCATTCTGGTGTAGATATTACAGCAGGTACTAATCTTAATGGTGGAGGAGATATAACCTCAACAAGAACCATTAATCTTGATACAACTTTAGAAGGTTTAGTGTCAGTATCCTCACAAAATATATCTAGTAATACATTAAAAATAGGTGCCGTTAGAGTTAATGAAATATATGATGAAGATAGTTTTGCATCAGATTCAGCTACTGGATTAGCTACTCAACAGTCCATAAAAGCATTTATTAATACTATATCGGGTGCATTAGATACAAAGATAGATGCCTTATCTGATACTCCAACAAATTGGACTACCCTCACAGCTACAGCTGATAGTGGTATAGCACCATTTGAAGGGGCTATTGGAGTTAGTGGCTCTACTGCAGTATCTTTAGAAGTAGTTGCATATTCAACTATATCCTCAAATGCAAAACAAGGTAAAGATTTTGCTAACACTTCAGGGAGTGTACTGGGTTATTATAAAGCCTCTAGTACTAAATATGGGACTGCTTACACTCACTCACAAGATAATACTCAAGCTCATAGCGATTACTTACTTAATAATAATGATGATGCTACTACTGGTAGTTTAACCGCTAAAACATTTTATGGACCTGTATCAGGAATAGCTATATCAACTGCATCCTTAAAAGTAGGTGCAACTAGGGTTACATCTATATTAGATGAGGATAGTTTTGCAAGTGATAGTGCAACATCCTTAGCTACACAACAATCTATTAAAGCTTATGTAAATACTGTATCAGGAGCTTTGGATACTAAAATCGATGCAATGTCCGATACACCCACAACATGGGGTACACTTACAGAAGGAACTGGTATTGCACCCATAACAGGTGTAGGTATTAGTGGCTCTGGTGATAATGATGTTACAGTATTAGGATATGCTACTATATCATCTCAAGCTAAACAAGGAAAAGACTTTGCGGATGCATCAGGTAGCGTATTGGGATATTATAAAACATCAAGTTCAAAATATGGAACAGCCTATACCCATAGTCAAGACAACACTCAAGCTCACACTGATTATCTTGTAAATAACGCTGACGATACCACAACCGGCTCATTAACTGCAGTGACATTCTATGGAAATCTATCAGGTGCTAGTGCTTCCAGTGCTCAATATATAGGTAAAAAGATATATGGTGGTACCACAGCTGGTGATGATTTAACCTTATATGGAAACACTTCCGATACTTATCCAAATATAGTATTACAAGGTGGAGGTAATATAGTATTTGATACAGATGGAGATACTTTCTTTTATGATAATGGAACAAATGCCCTTAAATTTTCTTATTCCGCTCCAAGTACATATATATCTACTGATACAGCTAAATCAAATATATATTTAGATTCTAAGTATAATATAGTATTAAGATCTGGAACTACACAATTATTCCAATTTTATAGAGATGGTGACGATAATATAATTGAGGGAGGCACAACTGCTAATGACGATTTAAAAATAAAGGCAAATACTTCCGATTCATATCCTTATATGATTATGTATGGTGCAGGTGATGTTAGGGTATATTCTAATGCTGACATCACATTCTGGGAACAATCTACACAAGACTTTAAATTTTCTTATGCTTCAAATGTATCTACTATAGAAGGTGGGGCAACTAGTGGAGATGATTTAAAATTAAAAGCCAATACTTTAGATGATTATCCTTATATTAGACTATATGGCTCAGGTCAAATATGCTTATCAGGTTCTAAGATAGGTATATCTAGTAGTTCATTACAAGCCCATACTATATCTTGTGCTGTATTCCAAGGTCCAGTTGCAGCAGGTGGAGGTATAGATAATGTAGTAGAGGATACTACACCTCAATTAGGTGGAGAATTAGATGGACAGAGCTCTTATGGTTTAGTTGCTATACCTTATATATCTTCAACAATAATAAATACTAGTGATATAAGAAGTAAGGATCCAATAATAATTAATTCAGGTGCAACTCAAATATTTAAACTCCGTAGTTCAGGAGATTGGTCTTATCTTTGGGGGCAAGGTGGAGCTGGTAATGCTTTAAGAATTGGTGCAGGTACCGATTATCCATTTATGGATATCCTTGATAATGATTATGTTCATGTAGCTTTACAAGATGCAACAGATGAAGTTAGATTTTTACATCAAACAACCCATAAACATAACTTTAATGCAAATGGGGTTCATTTCTTTGCAGAAACCACAACCCCTTCAGCTAAAGCTTCTATGGGAGCAATATATACTAAATCCGATAATAAATTTTACTTCCAAGATGGAGCTGGTGATGAACATGATATGATGTTAATATCAGGTCATACTGATACTAATATTAATACTCCAGCTAGTGGAGAGGTATTAATGTGGGATGGAGCTGATTGGGAAAACAAAATGCCAGCTATGAATTTCAATGTAGCTAACATTATGATATCAGCTCAGCAAAATATTAATGTAACTAGATTTACATGTCCAGCTGGTAAAAAGGCTTATATCTGGCAAGCCGCAGCTTGTAATTCAGGTGGTGCTATGGTGGGTGATTTATGCATAGAATTACTATCAGGCTCTACAAGTGTCTATAAGACATCCTCAGCGGAATTACAACAAGGTAGTCCTTTAGGAGTATCTGATGGTGGTAAAACAGAAATAAGATTCATGTATTCAGGTGGTGGTGCATCGGGTATCCAATATGGAACTGGATTTATGCAAGTATCGGTGTATTAATGATAGAGAAAATAAATAGTTTATTTAAGAGTTCTACTCTCATAAAACCTATAATAGCTATATCATCTATAATAGTGATGATATTAGCTTTATTTTATTTAGATTTACCTAAGAAGATAAGTATACCAATAGGTGTAATTTTATCCTCTTTAATTATAATTATATTATATAAAGATCCAATAATCAAATGGGTTAAAAGGAATAAAAAGAAAGGTTTAGCAATATTACTTGCTACATCAGCATCCACTGCTGGTGTTATCTTAATAGAGGATATTGATTTACCTCCAATTACTCCAAGTGATAGTCCAATTGATGATCCAGCATTTGATTATATATATCCACCATCTCTAGAAAATAAAAGTGTTTTAGGTAATAGAGTGGTTGTTAAAAATTTAAATAAAACTACATTCTGGAAGCTATTCAGAGAGAATAGTCTGTGGCAACTTGAAGCACAACATCCAGTAAGTCTTGAATGGCTAGATGAATGGGAGGGAACTAATCTAAATCAATGGCTTAATATAGAGCGAACACCAAATATTGATAATACATCCGAAAAAATAAATCTAACTGTTACTAATAACCATCCAACTCAAGCGTTGAAGTTTCGTTTTAGTTTTGCTATAGACTTACGAGTAAAGAATTATATTAATGAGAGTTCTACCAAGTGGAATTATATATTAACATTTCAAGCAAATGAAACAGAAGAATATAATGTCTTTTTTAATTTTAGTGATATTAAAAGCCTTGTTCAAGCTGGTAAAATTCATGCTAAACATGGTATAAAAACAATTGGAGATAATGAATATTTCTGGTTCAGAATAATATCCAATCAAACCCTTAATGCTGGAAACAGTTTTACGGTTGATCCACATTTTGGAAATGATGATGATTCAGTTACTGGTTCTGCTAGTGCAATATGGGCGTGTATTAGAGCAACAGCTAAAACATTTTCTGGCAATGATGGTACTCCTGTTTCATTTAATTTCTATGGTGTAGAAGGTGATGCTTATGATGTAGTGCCTTGTATATATGATAGTAATGATAATTTACTTGCAACTTTAGATGATATATCAGTTTCCTCAGCAGAATGGTATCAAGTTAATTTTAGTAATGAATTTATATTAGAGAATGGGGTTGAATATAAAATAAGTCTATATACTGAAAATGGTAAGTCAACTACCATAAGTGGATCAGGTCTTGTATCTCATTATCATGATCCTTATTCTGGAGTTCCACCTGATACATTTTATGCTGATACTTCTGTATCGGCAACAGTTGATTCGCTTGCATATATTGATTATGAAGAGGAGTTTTATCCTATTATATCTAACCCAACTCCAGCTAATGAAGGCTCCAACATAAGTATGTCAGCAATATATAATGTTACCGTTACTGATTTGGATGGTAACAATAGTGCGGTTGACTTTTATATATCAACTGATAATGCTACTTGGACTCATATAGGTAAAAATACTACTATCTTAAATCAAAGTGTGTCTGTTGATTTATCTAGCAATTTAAATGATTATAGCCAACTATATTATATGAAGGTTACTGCAAATGATGCAGTATTTAATAGTACATTTTATAGTAATTTTGTAACAACACCATATAGGAGTGATTATTTCAATGATTCAATTAATAATATTGGATTTATAGAAACTAGTACTAATGTAACATTTTCTTCAGGTAAAGGTGTATTTGTTTTGAGTGAGGATATTGATGATACTTTTGGTAAACAAGTTCATAGAGGAGCAACAAATAAAGCTCTTGGCTCTTATATGTATTCAGCAAACTTTATTGCCCCTAAATCAGGGGATATAAAATATTATTATCTAAATTTAGATTTTACGGTTGCAACAACTGATTTAAAAATTGCATTATATTTATATTCTGATTTATCCTTAATTGGTAATACTACAATAACAGATACTTGGAATACTACTTCAAGAAGTTGGTTTAAAGCTGAATTCGATACTCCCTTATCTGTAACCGCAGGTACTAGATATTGTTTAGCTGCTAGAGCATCATCTACTTGCAATTGTTATTATAATGCTGTTAGTGTATCAGGTTATAACTCAGCTTATGGGGATACATTAACTTTTACTAATTTTCCAGAAAATCCTTGGACTCCAGCTTATACCTATACTGTTCGTAATTTTACTTTTTATGCCGGATATACCTATACTGATACATATAGTGATGGAAATTTCATTAGTAAGGATATAACTCTTACGGGAACAACATGGGATAAACTTTATGTTGGTCATGATAATGATAGCGGTTCAGTATTTAGTATAGTGGATACATCAAATAATGAATTATTAGGTAGCCTTACGGGTAATGGTGATGACATTAGTAGTGTAACCAATGGAACTATAAGAGTTAAAGGAGTATTTACAGGAAATATTAATATAACTTATTATAATGTAACATGGATTACTGATGTAGATGTTACTTATAATGCAACTATAAGAAATGATGGTATAGATTATTTTGTATATCTAGGAGGTAACATATCAGCTAGTGATTTTGACGATAACATAACAGGATTTGATAGTTCTACAGAATATATAGCTATCTGGAATAATGATAGCTATGACGAAACACATGGTTGGTGGCAATTATGGTATGGTGATGGTACAGGTACCGATTTAGAATTACACACATTTGATATAATTAAAATATATTTGGATGATTCAGGTACACAAACTATAGATATGTTAGAAAATACTAATATCGATTATACTGCAACTAGAAGTGTATCCTTAGTTACTACAAGTGGTGCTAAAAATTATGTTAGTTGGACTGATGATGCTTCAACTACAGCAAATGATATAGCTGATACTCATATAACAACTACTCTAGATGCTAATGAAATAATATATTATTGGAATTCAACTACTCACGATTGGGATGATTTCTTTATAGTAGGGTTTTGGGAACCTACAATAGATATACATGAAGATGATGTAATTATGATAGCGGTAACTGATGCAGAAACTTTAGAGATAGGCGGTAAATAATGACTTTGGCATTTCCGTGGATACTATATGGTTATATCTATCAATCTGATGGATCTACTGGTATTTCGGGTGCAACAGTTGAAGCAATAGGAGATACAGCTACAACAGATACAACTGATAATGATGGTAAATATTTGATAAATTTACAAGATTATGCATCTTCAGGTATAACAGTGAGTGTAAAATGTAAGAATGATAATTTACAAAAGAATGGCTCATTTAAATTAGTAGTTTCGGATCCTGGAAAACAATTAAATTTTTCTTTAGGTGGTGGGGAAATTTATATGGATACGTTAAGTTACGGTAATGAATTATATCTAGATAACGATTCTTGGGAGTTATAATATGAAAGTATTAGGAAGTATAGGAGAAGATTTACAAATCATAATAAGAAAGACAGATGATTCAATATTAAATGATGTCAATTGGGATGATATAGTTTGGTCTCAAGTTAAAGAGATAGGACTCAAATCTAAAAATCATATTGTTGGTTTTCATAAGAATCTGGGGTGTATCACATGGTATCCAAGACAACCATATACATATGATAAACCTTTATTTTATATCTATCAGAAAGCATGGGGTAAAATAAATGATAATTGGCATAAATTCTATATAACTACAACAGATACTGTAAGAACCCCTTATCATCAAACAAATGATAATATAGCTCCTGATGAACGTAAGATGGGTTGGACAGGTACAATAGACTACGGTGGTAATGACTTTGATGTTGATGTAGCTGTATTAGCAGAGCCTTTAGGATTACCACAGGCATTAAAGACTAAAATAACAACCCCAATTGATTTACAGAATATTGGTATTGAATATCAATTCTACTTGAATCCTGATTTTGCATCCGATGCACAAAAGAATATTAAATGGGTAAGAGTATATACAACTTATGAACCAGGGGCTCCTGGTGAAGAAGGTACATTTGTATATACAGATTATGATATAACTAAATTAATGGAGATAACCAGTATACCATCTTTAGATGCTTATATATTTAATTTTTATAATGATGATAAATCAAAATTATTGTGTCACTTTGAATTTGATAGTATATTTAGAAACTCTAATAATAGATTTGTTAAGATAGAAGAAGTAACTTTACCTAACAGTGAAACTACATATTGTCTTAGAATAGGGGCAACATTTGGTGCTATATCTTCTGGTGAAACTCTATCAATAGATCCTTGGTTTGGAGATCAAACTGAAGGTGGTACATCTAATCATATTGATAGTAGGACTCAAGGTTTATATGCCTCAACAGCAGGAGATGGTGGAGGTAATATAGAATCCATAAGTATCTATGCATATTATTGGACTGATTCTGGTGGAGAGTTTGATAGTAGATGTGCTTTATTTGATAGTAGTAAGAATTTAATACAAGAAACTGGAGATGTACATAAAGGTAATAATACTGCAGAAACTACTGAATGGGTAACTCATACATTTGCATCACCAGTTGCTGTTACTGCATCAACTGAATACCTTCTTGGTGCAACGTCTGATGCAGGTGGAACACATGATCATATTAGTGTATTTTATGCTTCTGATGGTTTATCAATACAATATAATGCCACTTGTACTTCACCTCCTGCATTTGACGATCCAATGGGTGGAGATAAATATGCAGGTTATGTTCGTGGTATGTATGCCACATATGCTGCAGATGCTGGACCTACTCCTTCAGAAGCTTATATTAAAACGAGTGTTTATTAATAATGGCAATAATTACTTCAGCCAAGTTTGGCACAGGAAAATTTGGGCAATCTGGATTTAATACAATCCTAGAAAAGTTTTTGATAGATACATTACTATCAAGACTTGATAAAGGTAGAGTAATCTATGACACTTTATTATCAAGGACTAGTGTAGAAAAGAATATTATAATAGATACATTATTAGAAGGAAAGGATACTAGTAATTACCTTAATGATGTAATAACGCAATCATCAGAAATAAAAGATATAAATATAGATACTTTATTAACCTTATTAAGAAAGGATGAAATAACTATCGATGCTCTTTTAGAGAGTGGTGTATCTAGAAATTATCTCATAGATATGCTAGCTAAAAGAATAAGAAGTGTAGATTCAGATATAGATACTATGTTAAGTAGAGAAAACTTAACAGTAGAACAGGTTATAGATACAGTATTATTAAAATTATTAGAAAAGAATGTAAATGTAGATACTATCTTAGAAAATCAATCAGAAAGTGTCTCATATGCTATATCCTTAGTATTAGTATATGGATTTTCTTATAAGTATTTATATTTTGATACATTACTAAAAGACGTATTGGTTAAGCAAAAAATAGATATGGATACATTATTAGAGAAATTTAATGTAGATAAAGATACATTATTTGATATATTGTTAAGTAGGGTATCATTAGAAAAGGATATCCCAATAGATATCATACTAATTAGAGAAAATATCAAAAAGGATATGAAATTTGATACTATTCTCAATAAATTAAATGTCGATAGAAAATATCTCATAGATATCTTATTAGAGCATACAGTTGAATTAGGTATGAATATAGATATAATATTATCTAGAGCTAGTTTAGAAGAATATGATATAGATACTTTATTATATAAAACTCTATCTAAAGGTTACAATATAGATACAATATTAACTGAAACTTCAGCAAAATCAGCTTTTATAGATTTGTTGGCTAAAAAAATAAATATCCCAAAATCATATTTAATGGATACTTATTTATCTATGGGAGCTAACACTAAAGAATATAAATTAGATACTTTATTAACCTTGTTAGATATAGAGGAAGAAATAACAACTGATACTCTATTGAGTTTAGCTAGAACTGATAGG